TCTCTTGGGGGCTTTCCCGGCTCTGATGGTTTTTTTCTTTCTCTTACTAAGTTTCTCAACTCATTACGGGAAGCTGACGCCATACCGAAAAGCGCCTTGCGTTTTGCTCGCTCACCATTCCGTATAATCCGCTTTGCGAAATTATCAGTCTTTACCCGTATCGTTGCCATTTTGTTTCTCTTTCTTTGCCCTTAGTTCTAAAGCTCGTTTTCTTAAATTCTTTAATTTGCTGTCTTGCATGTATGGGTGGAATTTTTCAATCCTTACATTTTTTGCACCTGCCGCCGCGCTTTGTGTCGCATTTATTGCCGCTGTGTGCATCCATTGCTGACGGTCGCGCCCTTCGAATAACCAAAACAATTCCCTAAGCGTATATGGCTGAGGATCTAAACCCAAAGCCCCCGCAACCTTAAAAACTAATTCCCAACCTTCAGCACTTCCGAAAAGTCCATTGCTTCCACTTTCTGAACTAGATCCTCCTCCGTCTTCTCGATCATCGCCCGGCTCTTCTTGAGGATTGCTTTCATTGCAGGGCTCGGCGTGAAATCTTGGAGAGCTTCCAAAAATGCCAATGATAGGTCATGGATTGCATCGCCGTTTAAACTTTCAAAAAAATCATCCTCTGAGAGTTCTTTATGTGGTGCGTTTGATTGTGCTAAAATAAAACAAATGTCTAGTAAAAGCATTGTATTATCTTTGCGGTTCTTCTCGTCGTCTAGGCTGATACTTTTTAAAGTTTCCTCAACATTCATCAAGTCAACTTTATATTGTTTTAATACTTTTCTAGCGTTTCCGATATTCATACAAAGTGAATATTTCTCGCCGTCTTTTCCTTCAAATAACATATTTTTAATCCTTTTGTTTGCGGGTCTAGGTTTGATTAATCCGCGGAAAAAACGCCCCACTAAGGGGACGCCGTCCCGCATGGACTAAATTTTTATGCTGCGCCTGTGTAATTCATATTGAAATTAGCGTCTGCAAGTTTGCAAGATGCTGTCACAGTTACAACGTCATCAATAGGCTTCGACTGGCTGTAAGATGTCACGGTATAATTACCGATCTGACCTTTAGCACTTCCGGCAGTAATATCGCCGTCCATGTCTGCAATGGCGATAGCTGTATCATTTACGATTGCATCCAGGATTGCTTCTGCTTCGGTGTCGCCTTGCAAATAAGCCCAATTGATCTCTTGTGTTGCTGATAGTGAACCGCCTAGCGTTTGCTCTGCGCCTCCATTCTCACGAGTCTTAAATGTCACTTCCTCTCGTGCAATTTCTGAATCCGTACTCTCAACCGGAGTAAACTCGACCCAAGTAGCACCAGTGCCATTTGTGTCAGTAAGTAAACTAGTTGAGATATAGATTTTATGGTCTTTACCTGCTCTACTCATTTTTAGTAATCCTTATAAGTTACATTTAAAATTGTTGCTAATAATTGCTCGGCCTCTAAAGTGGGAGCGTCCATATAGTCCGCATCCTCAATATCTTCCAAAGTTAAGTCTTCCACCTCTTCTGCGGCATCGTTTACAGACTCGACAAATAAAGTAAAATCATCCATTACAGATTGAACATAAATATCATTATCATTTGCATCGCGTTCTGATTCAGCCCGTGATATAATAGTAATACCTATTGTTCTCGATTTTCCTCTTGATCGTCCGCCGCGCCCTCTGCTAGTTTGTGAACTATTCAAAGCTGCCGGATAAACATTGATTTTATATTCTCCCTTGGTGTAGTCCTCTCGATCCATTGAAGGAAAATAATTTCTTTCAACTGATACATTCGGATTGCTAGAAAAAACACTAGTCAAATGATCCGTTACTAATTGAGCAACTTCAACGGCTGTATTCATTGTTTCGCCTTCTTGGTGTGGATTCTAAATAAAACTTGTTTATGATCTGAATATTCATAATAGTCTAAACCTGTTGCGGGTGGAGTTACTACCCACTTTTGCCCCTCTTCGGTAATGATAATATCATCGCGATTAGGACGGCTCATACCTACATCTTCAAACTGTTCAACTTTAATCAAGAAATCCTTAGTTTTAACTTTGGTAATTAGGCCGCGGTCATTAATCACCTGTTGGCGACTCTCTGCTTGTATAGCGTCAAACGTCGCACTTGTGAGCCCACCACTTAAAGGAGTGTTAAGCTCATAAGTAACGGTTTCCCCTTCGGCACTGTATAAAGTGCCGTTGAGTACTCCCGCCAGGTGACTAAATCCCGCCATGAATTAAACTAGTGCCGCTTCGTCTTGGCCTAGCGCTTCCGTGATGATGATGGGCAAACCTTCATATTCACTTGGCACTGGTGCAGGCTGACCAGTAGGGCTGTAAGTAGTGCGTGAACGCTGTAAGGCACCACGCTGAGCGCGATTCATAAAGATATGACTCGGAGAAGATCCGGCAGGGAACTTCTGAAGCGCTTGACTCAAAAGGTCATCAGTTAATGAGTTTGAATCATCGAGATTAGCAATACGAACAATAGAGTAATTATTACCAATCTGTAAGCCAGTGTAACCGAATACAGGCGTGTAATAATGAGGAGCGTTTTTGCCGTCTCCTGGATCGTAGTTCTGTACGATTGTTTCACCAACTTCAAGGTTATAATTCATCACTGGCGCGATACCATTGATTGAGCCATTAACGCGAACCATATAAACAGATGTTAATTCTGAACCTGTGCCACCGCCATCAATAGCCTGTGTATTTGTAAGGTCACTTACAACATCAGCAAAACCATTGAAACCGGTTGCGGCGTTGTTTGTTCCGTTGAAAATCTGCTTTTCCCATTCAAACATAGAAGCTTTTAAGTGCTCCATGATTTCAGTCTGAATTGTACCTTCGCGGTCATCAGAAGCATCCGCCGCAACTTTGGGCATCATTACCGAGCCGTCGATAGCTTCAAGCGTATCAGTTACAGGAATTGAAGTAAGTTTGGAGAAATCGCGACCTACACCATTACCGATAAAACCAACGATGGGAGGAGCTGTTTTCTTAACGTACTTGTGATCTTTGCCATTTGAGGACTCTTTAACACCCATTGCAGCAAGTGCAGGTGCATCATTTAGAATGTCGGAAAATTCGCCACTGTCAAAATCTTGACCATTAATCGCTACTACTTCCGCTACTGTTTTCATGTCATTAGCCATTTTTTTATTTCCTTTCTTTTTTTATTAATTATTTACTATCAGCAAATCTAACAAGACTAACTTTTTGCTTAGGCTTTGTTTCGACTGCTCCAAGTGCTAAGGCATCGCCGCCAATTTCTTTTTTACCGGCCTCGATGATGACTGACTGCTCGGCAATTTTAGCTTCAAGCTGTTCAATCTTCTCATCTTGGTTGGCAATATGTTTCTGTTGTGCGGCTTCAAAGCTGACGCCCTCCGCAAACATTCTTGCGCCTTCTGCATCACCAAAAGATTGCATATACTTTTTCAAGTCGGCTTTATCGTCAACCTGTGCAACCTCGGCAACTGCTACCGCTTCAACTTCTTCTGTCTTAGCTTCGGCTTTTAATTCTTCTTTAGGCTCTGCGATTTCTTGCTTTGCCTCTTCTACCGGTTGCGCTACTTCTGCAACTTCAACCGCTTTATTTTCCGCCACTTCCGCGGCTTTTACTTCGTCAATTTCTGACATAGTTTTTACCTCTTTTTTGTTTTCAATATTAAAAAGATCCGCGTAGGCCACGGCCTGTTTGAAATCCATTTTTTCATCAATAAAGCCCATCTCTAAAGCTTGGTCAGCATCAATAAAAAAGTCTTTTGTCATCATCTCGGCGAGTTCTTCTTTTGCTATACCCGTCTTAATGTTATAAGCCGCAATGGCTCTCTGTGTTAAAAAGTTGTTTACCTCTTCACTTGCGCCATGTACTTCATGAATCATTAGCGAACCAACATCCGACATAGAAACATGATCACAACCCGCGCAAATAACCGAACCGGCTGAATAAGCAAAGCCATAAATAAAAGCGTTTGTTCTCTGCTTACTTGCTTTTAATGCGTCAAAAATTGACAAGCCATAAATCGCAGTGCCCCCAACGCTCATCATGTGAATATTGATTTCTTCCTCTGCGCTGTTTATCTCGCTTACGATTTTATCAACATCAAAGCCAAGGCCGCCGACTTGTCCAAAAATTTTAATATCCATTTACTTTCTGTCCTCTTTTATCTGCATCTCTTCCACAAATTCCTCAGAGTCATCGACACCGAAATTTACAGAAACGCCATATTTATCGGCAAGCTTTTGAGCCTCCGCGATTTCTTTTATATTCTCCTCATAGTCTTCGCCTAATTGCTTAGCTACTTTTTGAGGATTAGTTAAGCCCATAGAAAGCTTTTCTTTAACTGCTTTGGACTCTTTAAGATTATCGAACCAAGGAAGGCCGGCCGATACAAATTCAAATAATATCGCGCCTTTATTCTCTGCAAGGTATGTGTCGCCGTTGGCAATAGCCCAGTCAATCTTCCACATGAACCAAGATGACAAAAATTCTCTAATATCGGCCTTTTTGCTTAGTGTGCTTTTTTCATAAGACTGATCAGCTTTAACTGCTCCGGCAAAGTTGGCTCTTGATTCATCATAAAAACTAACAGGGAAATCAAGGCATTTTAAAGCCATTTCAATCATCATTAACATATAGTCTTGCGCTTGGTTGCTTGGATTCTGACTCTCTAATAAATCAACTTTATCGCCTGGGTCTAAATCCAACTGAAACGGGCCTTTACCTAAATTAACATCATAGCCGGCCGGATTAACGTCCGCAGGGTCTAAAATGTCATCGAGCGAAGTTCCGTTGTTCATCATGTCGCCCATTGACTCATCGCCATCTCTATGAAATGCAATGCCGAAAAGCTGAGAGATTTTAAGCTTTGCTAATGCGTATTCGCTCGCCTCGGCTTGGTCTTGAAAAATACTCATGGCTGATAAAATTGGACTAATACCGCGCCATTGGTCAATTCGTTCAACATAGGCAAGGTGCAACATGTCGCGCTTATTGACATCAGCTAAAAATGAAACATTTCCGGAGCTATCGCGCTTTCCTACTCTTACCTTTTCGACTCTCTGCGTCTTATCATTAATTAATAAGCCTTGAACCCAACTCGCATTTTTTGGCTCTGTCTCGCCGTCTTTCTTCATGTTCTTAACACGATCAGCCTCAATTAATTGTACGCGACCATTACGCAGTTTATAGGCAAATACATCGCCGTCAACTGTTCTTGATGCCTCCATAAGTCGAACCGCTTTACTTAAATTAAAACGGCCACTTTGATCAAAGTTTGATTTGTTTGACCACTCATAAAATTTAGTAGTCAAGTATTCTTTTAGCTGTTCGTTATCGCCCATAGCTTTAAATCTAAAGTCTGAGACATAATCCAAATGTTTGCGGATCCCCCAGGCAGCGACCGCGAAATTTCTTCGCAAATCACGTGTGTTGGCGATAGCGTTTTTTCTCGCGCTTTGGCCTAAGTGCATTTCACTTGTGCCGCTTCTCGTCCTTAACCTTTTGCGGTCGCCACCTTGAAGAGAATTATAATCTTTTCCGCCCCATATGCCACTAAAAATCCCCATGATTATTGATTCCTCAATGTTGCGCCCATACTGGCAATTTTTGGCCTCTTATCAATACCGCTTATCTCTTTTTCAAGTTTAAGCGCGATACGTTCCATTTCCGATAAGCTTCTATACTTAACAGTTTGGCCGTCTAATTGAATTTCTGTAGCACCGGAATAAATAGCTTCCTTTAGTGCATCAAGTCTTTCTGTGTTTGTGGGCATGTATTAAAATCTCACTTTTTAAAAAAGTAAGCTAGATAAAAACAACTTTCAAAGACACAAAAAAAGATCAAGTATAGATTCTATACTTAACCTTTAATCGTATCGCTTTAAATTAGTTTTATCTGATCTCGTAGCCGTTTATTGAGTTGTGTTTATTGCATGACTTACATTTAGCTAAACGACGAACAAGCGTATTAAAAGTTTTGCCGTTTACCCTGTGACAAACTTTTATAGGGTCATCGGTTTTGATTGTGACTAAATCAGTTTTACCGCAGTGAATACAAGGTGCTTTCAAGG